GAATTGCCACCCAGCGCGCCACAAGATGAGCAAGAAGAAGAACAGCCTGTCGTTGGCGAATACGCCGATCCGGAAAAGGCCGCCATCGTGCAGGCGGCGGCGAGTATTCTCACGGAGGTTTCGCTTAATGGCCACGCGTGAAAAATGGGCCGAAGCCCAGATCCGCGTGCTAGTCGAATGCGGAGTGAGCCTGGCCAATGCCCAGGCCGCTATCGCTTTTGCCTTGCGCCGCTTACCGGCCAATGCCGACCCGCAGAGCTACATCCTGGATGCGTCTTTGCTGGAGCAGAACGTGAGCGAACCGGCATTGGTGCAGGATGCCAGGGCCGATTGGTATCAGCACGATCACGTGCCGCTGGCGTACAAGCGTATCCTCGATGCAAGGTCCGTTAATGGCCGCTAGCATCCTACCAGGCTACGCCTACGAGACACGCAGCGCCCGCTATCGGTCGAGCGCCACGGGGCAGTTCGTTTCTCGCCAGCGCGTGATGGATCTGTTGGATGCCCAAATCAGCACAGCCGAGCGGCGGATGGGCGAATTGACGACGGCGCTTTATGAGCAGCGGCTTTCGCCCATTGCCTACCAGAGCATCATGCGCGACGAGATGCGGCGCTTGCACTTACAGAACGCGGCCTTGGGGGCCGGAGGCATCGACAAACTGGACAGCGCCGCCTATGGCCGCACCGGCGCACTGCTACGCGACGACTATAGGCGCATGACCAATCTGGCGAATGGCATCGCCAACGGTGAGGTCACGCTACCGCAGGCGCTCAACCGCATCCAGGGCTATGCCGGCAGCGCCCGCATCAACTTCCTGGCTACTGAGCGGGAGGCCAACCGCCAGGCCGCTCATCTGCGGGGCGTGCAAATCGAAGAGCGGCGACGGCTGGGCGTGGCCGAGCACTGTGTTGATTGCGTGGGCTATGCGGCGCTGGATTGGCAGCCGCTTGGCGCATTGCCATTGCCGGGTCAGGCGTCAGAATGTGGGACACATTGCCGCTGTACTTTGGAGCGTCGCGAAGTGCCGGTTGAGGAGCCGATACGCGCATGACCGAAATACGCTATCTATACCAGTTGAATAATCAAGCGGATTCGGCTATCCTAAATGGCAACAATTCTCTCAATACCACAGAAGCCGATAGCCTACGCGCAGAACTGGAAGATTTAGAGAGGCGGCTGATTCCGCTGCTGATCACCATCCAGCGTGCGTTGGGCAAAGAACCCACGGTACAAAATAGAATGGAACGGCGCAGGGGCTAGAGATTTTTCTAAATCGCATATTTACGCTCCACGCTGAAAAGTCTGCGGCGAGAACAGGTTATTTGACCTGGCTCGCCGTTTTTTTTGTTACGTGCTATTTCCAAATAAAGGGGGTACGAGATGTCAGAGACACGTCCCAGTCCGTTTGATAGAGAACGGCAAGAGAGAGAGGCTACCCAGGGCCAACAGCCACCGCCGTTGACCAAGGCGCAGCAGGAGGCCATCGCCAACGCGCCGGTCGTCGCTGTACCACAGCCGGCGGCGCCTACCGAGGAGGTGAGCGCGGAGCAGCTCGCCGCCCAACAAGCCGACGCCATCGCCAATGCGCCGGTGGTGGCCGTGCCGGCGCCGCCTGAATCCACGGAGGACATTGCCAGTGTGACCGTCGTCACCGAGCAGCCATCAGGCGAGACCGATGTCACGACGATCCCCGACGAATCTAGCGCGCCCGCCGTTCCGCGCCGCAAGTAAGGGGGCTACCATGCCACCCGAACTAACCGAACTTCGCGGCGATTTTAGCGATGTGATGGTCGTTGCGGAGCTGCGCGGCAGCTATCCCAACGTGCCAATCTCTGCCGACGTAGACTATGCGGCGCTGATTGCCGGCGATCCCGAACCTATCTTCGTCACCCTGCCGATTGCCAAGGCCAACGTAAAATCGGGCAACAATCGCTATTACGACGAAGCCTTTGTGATGGAGATTATGCGGCAAACGCTGCTTGGTAAACCGATTGGCCTGATGGGCCATCTGAGTGCAGCCGAACGCGCCACCGCTTTTCCAAGAGAAAGTTTGCATTGGGTCGGCGCCGTAAGAGACGGCGATCTGATCTGGGGCAAAGCCTATCTGATTGGCGAAGCGAGGGAACGCGTTAGACGATACAAGGCGAGCGGTAAGAGTATCGCCACGTCGATTGATGCCTACGCAAGTGGCTCATGGGATGAGTCTCTGAAAGCCTATCGTATGGATGCATCGACCTTACGCCTCAACCAAATCGACTTAGCGCCCGCTGACCGTGCGGGCATCCCCGACCTGGCGGAAGTGCCACTGCTGACGAGCGAGATGGCCTCCGAACCTGAGCGGCAAACAGAACAGGAGCCAGAAATGGACAAGCTACAAATCATCAATGAAATGACACCTGACGATGCGCGCCTCTTACCCAAGAGCGTGCGCGAAGCGGTGCAAGCTGAAGTGCCGATCCCTATGGAAGTGGCGATGGTGCAGGAACTCCGCAGCGCCCTTGGCGTAGATGACAAAGCCGACTTGAGCAAGGTCGTGCGTGAATTGCGCCAGGCCCAGGAGGATCAAGCCAAGGCGACGCTTGAGAGCCGGATTACCGAACTAGCAAGCGAGGGCATCAAAGTGCCACAGGTACGCGCCATCGTGGTGGAGATGGTCAAGAGCCGCCAACCCAAAGACAAGGACGAAGCCGAAGCCGCCTACAAAGACGTTGCCGGCAGCACCATCATCGTCGAACTGCTGAAAAACACGGTGCAGACCGTGATGGGGCCGCCACAGCGCACCGTCGTGCAGCCGCAAAATGAGGGCCAGCAGTACTTTACCTATCCTAAGCAAAAGGAGGCCCAATAATGGCCACAGGAGATACATCTTTTGAGTCTGACGGCAACGCCGTCAACGTCACCCTTAGCGCCGCCGTGGTCAAGGGCCAGGTAGCGGTGGTTGAGGGCTGGGTGGGCATTGCCGGCGAAAGCGGGGCCAGCGGCGAGACCATTGCGCTAGTCTGCGATGACCGCGAATACCAGTTCATCGTGCCGGCAGGGCTTTCCGTGGTGAAGGGCGCCATTGTCTATGTCACGCTGGCGAGCGTCACCGGCAACACGCCGCAGGATGCCGCTTATGTGCTGGCGCCGGCGGCGGGGACCGTGGCGCTCTTCAAGGCGACGGCGGCCAAATCCGCCGCCAATATGGTCACAGGCATTCTGCTGGCGCACAACGCGCTGGCGAGCTAAGGGAGGCGATCATGACAATCCAAATCTACAGCAAAGCCGCCTTAGCCAAGTCTAGGGAAAAGGCGCAATTTCCCGCCAACCTGCGTTTGCAGGATCACATGCGTGAAGTCGGCAGCCAAGGCAACGGCCATCGTGTCTATGAGTTTATGGGCACCGACAGCTTTGGCGCGCAGTGGTCAACCCGCCAACGCTATGAAATCGACGCCGGGCGTGATGAGGAGCCGGTGGTCTACACGCCCATCTATGACATTGTGGCCGATACATCGCTGCCCAAGAATGTCAGCGTCAACACGATGGGGCCGGGCGGAGTCGTCTTCGAGGAAGTCTTTGAGGGCGGCGAGGTCAAGTTTTCCGGTATCGCCGGCGGCCAGTATACGGTGCCGATCCGCCATTGGGCGACGGGGCTGGAATACTCAAAGGATCTGGTGATCTTCAACGAGTTCTGGAGCGTGCCGGTCTTTGAGCGCCAGATGGGCGTCGCCCACAATGCGCTGCTCAACCATCTGCATCTGAGCCCCTTCATCGTCTATACGACCACGCCTGCCTATCCCGCATCCAACAAGACCGCGGCCGTGACCGGGACGCAGGGCATTGCCGATAGCTATCTGCTCACGATTGAGGCCGCCATCGCTCACGCCAGCGCCGATACCACCAACCCGCGCCGTGGACCTTACACGCTGCTGGTGGCGACGGCGAACAGCTTTAGCTTTGAGCGGGCGCTACAGCCGGTCGCCCAGCAGGGCATCAGCCGCCAATCGCCGAGCCTTCTTAGCGGTATACGCTCCGTTATTGCCTATGACGGCTGGACGGGCATACGCGGCGCTAAGACCGTAACCTATCCGGGCGTGGCAACGAATAAGGCTTATCTCATCAGCCAACAGTACCGGGGACAGGATGCGATTTCCTTCGAGAAGCAGAGCTTACAAAATGAGGGGAATCAGGTTGATATTAGCCGCTTCCTGACGCAGAGCGTTTGGGATAGCTATTATGGCGTCTATTGCAATCCGCTGCGAATGGCGGAAGAGATTACGCTACCCACTAGCTAATTATGGAACTGATGTCGGTTTACACGGTGGGCGAGTGGAGCCCATACGATAGTTACGGCAAGATTGCTATCCAGTTGGCGCGTTATCTGACCAGTCAGGGCGTGCGCGTCAACTGTATCGGCTTGGGCGCTACGGTGCTGCCTAGCCAAAGCGATGATGTACAGGCCATCACATCACAGCCGATTCTGCCCACTTTGGGCGGGCTTGCGATGGGGTGGCCTACGCACTTTGCCAAGCTGAACGGGCTATTCCATGCCGGGCCGCGGGTGGCGCTGACAATGTTCGAGTCGTCACGCTTGCCGGCGTCTTGGCTGGATGCGCTGGCGGGCTATGACGCCATCATCACGCCCAGCCACTTTTGTGCCGATGTCTTCCGGCAAAGTGGCATCACGGCGCCGATCTATGTGATTCCGCTGGGTGTGACACCCATTC